TCAACTCTTTCATATCTCCATAAAGCAATTAAATCACTCAATCAATTACGTATGATTGAGGATAGTTTGGTTATTTACAGACTATCAAGAGCACCAGAACGTAGAATTTTCTATATTGATGTTGGTAATTTGCCTAAAGTTAAGGCAGAACAATACCTGCGTGATGTTATGATGAGGTATCGTAACAAGCTTGTATATAATGCTGATACTGGAGAGATACGTGATGACAAAAAATACATGTCAATGCTTGAGGATTTCTGGTTGCCAAGAAGAGAGGGCGGCCGGGGAACCGAGATCTCCACGTTGCCAGGAGGTCAGAACCTTGGAGAAATTACTGATATTGAATACTTTAAGAAGAAATTATTCAAATCACTTAATGTTCCTATTTCCAGAATTGAAGGAGACGGTGGGTTTAACTTGGGAAGATCTTCTGAGATCTTAAGAGACGAAGTTAAGTTCAGTAAGTTTGTTGCACGTTTGAGAAAGAGATTCTCTTACATGTTTAATGACATACTGAAGACCCAATTACTCCTAACGAATATAATTACTCCTGAAGATTGGAATATAATGGAGGAGCATATTCAGTATGACTTCCTTTATGATAACCATTTCTCAGAGTTAAAGGATGCAGAGTTGTTCAATGAAAGGTTAGCAATGGTAGCTGTTGCCGAACCTTATGTTGGCAAATACTTCTCCCAAGAGTATGTAAGACGCAAAGTTTTACGTCAAACTACAGAAGATATTAGAGATCAAGATAAGCTTATCGACCAAGAAATTAAGGATGGTATTATTCCTGATCCTGCAGATATGATGCTTGATCCAGAAGGTGGTGGTGGATTGTTACCTCCACCTCCTCCAGAAGAAGAAGTACCTGGTGCTGTTGGCGCAGCTACAGATGCTAATCAAGCAACAGTAAAGGCAGAATTAGACAAACCTAAGGCACCACCCAAAGGCGGGGTTATCTAAATGCCAGAGGAAAACGGCTTAAAGCATGACGTTTATTCTCAGACACATGAAGATGGATTTGATTGGAGTAAATGGAATAAGTTTGATAAGGAGTGGTGGGTCCAATTAAAACTGGATGCTAAAGAAGTCAGATTACTTTATAGTATGGTTTCTTTTTACCTTAGTAATTATTCCGGTGCTCCTGGAAGACCTCCTGATGAAGAACATTATTTAAAATTTTTGAAAGGAGAGCTTTATAAAATGATCCAGGATTATAATTTTACACACAACAATAGTTGATAGTTTATAAATACTAGGGACTCATACACAATATATGGTATTGAACAATGGATGAACTTATGGATATGATGGTGGATGATGCGTCTGCATCACAAATCAGTGATAAATTGAAGGATTTACTTTATACTAAGTCTGCAGAAAGAGTCGATGCATTTCGTCCTACTGCTGCTAGTTCTGTATTTGGTGATAATGAGGTAGAAGGGGATGAGGTAGAATCGGAAACAGAAGCGGAAACAGAAACGGAAGTAGAAGCACAAGCAGAAACTGAAGTAGAAGATGAAGTTGATGTATCTACTGCAAAACTCTTCTAAATAAAGGTAAATGAACTTATGGAACTATAATGGCATATAGATCAGTTGGGGTAGGAACCTCAGTATCAATTCCCAATCCAGAAGCTGCTGCAGTTCAGACTGATTATTTTGACGTGCAAACTGAAACTATTCGTATTAATGCGGTAGGTGCTGATTGTCATGTTGCGGTAGGAAATACTCCTGCAGCAACTAAAACGAATCTTTATATTCCATCTGGTGGAACCATGAGTTTAGGGATGACGAAAGCATCTCAAAGAGTAGTAGGAATTACTACTGGCACAACTGAAACTATTCTTAAATTCCCAGAAGGGCAGCAATGTCCGTTTGGAACAGGGAATTACATTTCTGTTGAAACTAGTGATAGTTATGCAGGAATTACTTCATATCTACAACACAAACGTGTTATTTCTGTAAATACCACAGCAGGTATTGAGGGTTACTTTATGACTCAATGTACTGTTGCTGCTGATACACAGAAAATAATTGAATCAGATTTAGACTTTACAGATGCTCGTGCTATTGCATCTCATAGAGTTTCAGTGATAGGAGCTTCCGGAGCACATAATCTTGCCGGAGGACACATACATTGTCATCAAGTTCAAATTACAGGCGAAGGCTGATGAAACTGATTACGGAAGAAATCGAACAGGTAGAATTTATCGTTGAAAATCGCAACGGTAAAAAATCTCTTTATATTGAAGGGGTTTTCCTACAAGGAAACATCAAAAACCGTAATGGTAGAATGTATCCAATGGAAACTCTTCGTAAGGAAGTTTCTCGATACAATGAAAATCACATTCAGTCTGGAAGAGCACTTGGAGAACTGGGTCACCCCGACGGTCCAACCGTTAATTTAGACCGTGTTTCTCATAAAATTGTCTCTTTAAAAGAGAGTGGTTCTAATTATGTTGGTAAAGCTAAAATTCTTGGCACACCAATGGGTAAAATTGCATCCAATCTTTTAGATGAAGGTGTAAAACTCGGTGTTTCTTCTCGTGGTGTTGGATCATTAAAACCAACTCGTGAGGGATTTAGTGTAGTTGGCGAAGATTTCATGCTAGCAACCGCTGCTGATATTGTAGCCGATCCTTCTGCACCTGATGCATTTGTATCTGGAATTATGGAAGGAAAAGAGTGGGTTTGGGACGGGGGAATCCTGCGTGAGAAGTTCGCAGAGAAGACCTATAAGCAAATCAACACACTCGTTACTCAAAAGAAACTTGATGAGCAGAAATTGGATCTATTTAACAATTTCTTATCAAACTTATAAAACTTCTAAATAAATATAGATTTAATTAAGCGTAAATCGGAGAATCCTCAAATGGCTCGTGGTACAAAATTACAAGAAATGGAGCAGTCTAAGACAGCTGTGAATGCTAATGCCTCCCCTGCTCAACCTATGGGTAAAATCAAAGGCGCAGATGTAGAAGACCTTGGAGGTCCTACACCTGAAAATTACAGTCCTACAAATGACTCCGCTAAATTGAAGCCTGCTGGCGGTACGCTTAAGCAAGTCAAAGATGTTGTCAATAAGGGTGCTGGTAAAGCAGATCCTATGGGCAAGTTAAAAGGTGCCATCGGACAATCAGAGGAACAAGAAATGGATGCGGAAGCAACTCTAGAAGAAACTCCTACAGTTACCGACGAGGTAGTTGAAGAGGATGCTGTTGTTGAAGCAGAAGAAACTGTTACTGCTGAGTATGACATGGAAGAAGATGTCAACGCTCTCCTAGGTGGAGAAGAACTCTCTGAAGAATTTAGAGAGAAAGCAAAGACAATCTTTGAAGCAGCAATCAACGCTAAGGTTGGTGCAGTCAAAGAAGAAATTCAAGCAGAATATGACGCTAAGCTTGTTGAAGGTGTTGCTGAAGCCAGAGCAGAACTTTCAGAGCGTGTAGATTCTTATCTTGAGTACGTTGCTGACGAGTGGTTCTCTGAGAATCAGTTAGCTGTAGAAAGCGGACTTAAGACTGAGATGACAGAATCATTCCTTGAAGGAATGAAGAGTCTTTTTGAAGAACATTATGTATCAATCCCTGAAGAAAAATATGATGTCCTCCATAGTATGGTAGAAAAACTTGATGACATGGAAACCAAGCTCAATGAGCAAATTGAAAAGAACATCGGTTTAAACAAGCGTCTCGCAGAGTCGGTTGCTGATGGTATTTTCGAATCAATTTCTGATGGTCTAGCAGCCACTCAGAAAGAGAAGCTCGCTTCACTTGCTGAAAGTGTAGAGTTTGAAAGTGAAACAGAATATCGTGAAAAGTTGGAGACACTCAAGGAATCTTATTTCCCTGCTAAGAGTAAGTCTTCAGCCGCTAAGACAGAAACCCTTTCCGAAGGTGTAGAAGGTGCTCCTGAAGTTCCTCATGGAACGATGGCTGCATATCTAAATACTCTTTCTCGTGTTAGCAAAGCCTGAATTTAATATTAATCAAACAAACTTTACATAGGTAAACAAGCAATGTTTCAATCAGAATCATTGCAGGAAAAGTGGAAGCCGCTTCTAGAGTATGAAGGTCTTGATCCAATCAAAGACAATCATCGGAAAGCTGTAACCGCAGTCCTGCTAGAAAACCAAGAAAAATTCCTTAGGGAAGAACAAGCATTCGGCTCAGGATTGAGCTTGATGGAAACTGTTCCAACTAACCATGCCAACACCGACGGAAACCAAGGCGGTTTTGGTAGTAGTGCAGCTGCACCACAAGCAGGTTTTGACCCCGTTCTAATCTCACTGATTAGACGTTCAATGCCTAACCTTGTTGCATATGACCTTGCTGGTGTTCAGCCAATGTCTGGACCTACAGGTCTTATTTTCGCAATGAGGTCCAAGTACAAGACCATGAGTGGAACAGAAGCTCTGTTCAACGAGGCAGATTCTGCCTTCTCCGGTCAGGACTCCGCAATGACCCAAACCGCAGGGTGGACCAATGCCGTTTCAGGTATGGGTACAACTGCACAGTCTGGTTCAAACCCCGCTGTCCTTAACCCAGTTGGTTCTGCTACTTCTACTGCCTACGACGTAGGTCAGGGGATGGTAACAGGTTCTGCTGAGAACTTGGGCGACGGTGCGAACAACCAGTTCAACCAGATGGCATTCTCTATTGAGAAGGTCACGGTTACTGCTAAGTCTCGTGCGCTAAAAGCTGAGTACTCATTAGAACTCGCACAGGACCTTAAAGCAATTCATGGTCTGAATGCTGAAGCCGAATTGGCTAACATTCTTTCTACTGAAATCCTTGCTGAAATTAACAGGGAAGTCATTAGAACCATTTACAAGGTTGCTGAACAGGGTGCTGTACAAAATACCGCAACTGCCGGTATATTCGACTTAGACATCGACTCCAACGGTCGTTGGTCAGTTGAGAAGTTCAAAGGACTTCTATTCCAGATCGAGCGAGATGCTAACGCAATCGCACAAAGAACTCGTCGCGGGAAGGGCAACATTGTCCTCTGCTCTGCAGACGTTGCTTCCGCCCTTACAATGGCCGGTATTCTGGATTATACTCCTGCACTTAACGCTAATCTTAACGTTGATGACACAGGCAATACATTTGCTGGTGTTCTTCAAGGTAAGTACAGAGTATACATCGACCCATATGCTGCTAACCTGACTTCTGCTAACGCAACTCCAGGCAACCAGTACTATGTCGTTGGTTACAAAGGTTCCTCACCTTATGACGCTGGTTTATTCTACTGTCCTTATGTACCTCTCCAGATGGTACGTGCGGTCGGAGAA